GAGGGCGTTTTATTAAAGTCAAAAGATAAATCTACATAGGCATCACTAATTTTAAAATCATGATTCGGTAGATAGTGTTTTGAACGATTAAGCGCATAAAAGAAAGGATTGTTATTTAAAATCGTTCCCCAAAGTCCTTTAATGTCAACAATCATACGGTTAACATTTCCAAGTGCGTTAATCTCTAAGGTCTTTATATATGCATCTTTATCAATAAAATCATTATCTAAGTAAGTGGAATGGTTTATGTAGGCATTTTCAATTTCGGGTTTTAATTGGTACGCATTATCTTGACTAAAAAAGTACTTTCTAAGCCATGAACTTTCTGAAACTGGATTAAATGAAATAATAAACTGTAATTTATTGTTTAGTGGTGTTCTAAGTAACGCATTTAAGGTAGTAAAATCTTCCTGACTTCCCTTATTTATCTCATCCCACCAAATTATAGTAGGGTCGCTCAATCCTTTTGTATTTTCGGCGTTATCCATACCTAACGCTGTAAATTCTGTACCTGTAAGGTTGTTTTTAAAACCGTAATTGGTTTTGTTTATAGTAAAGTACTTTGATAATTCTAAGGCTTTCAATACCTTTATTATGTCCTTAAATTGGTTTTTGCGTATATCTCCAAATATCTTGTTTACATAAATTATGTGATTATATTCTTGTAAAAATGAGAGTAAAATCAGTTTTAAAATAATATGATGCGTTTTTCCGCTACCTCTGCCACCGTATAAAATCTGATACCTTTCTTTACTTTTTAGGAATTCTAAAAAATGCTTACTATACCATTCAGGCTTAACATCTACTTTTATCATTATTCATGGAAAAAAAGTTCATCTGCTCCACGCATTAAGGTTACATCTTGTTTAGTAGGCTTGTCCCATCCGTCCATTTTCCTTAAACTTTCAATGGTGCTATTGTATGCCATTATATCAGCTGGTTTTTTTGCCTTACTTTGTGCAATTTGGTTATACATCAATTTTGCGATATTAGACGTCATTTCTAAGGCTTTTTCTCTTTGTAGTATATTAATACTGTCTTGTTGTTTAACTGCTTCAATTTGGCTGTTTTCACGCTCTATTCTTATTTTATCTTGTTTTTGTTTTATAAAACTCGATATTGTAGTATTTTGTAGTAAGTCGTATGCATTTACCCTTGCTGTTTCCTTTTTAGCGTTTGGATATGCCTTTTGATATGCTTTTATAGCATCGCTTGTTAAAACGTACTCATCGGCAAATATTTGGTGCTTTTTGTTTGGTATCATATTATTTAATTAAGGATAAAAATTCATTTCTACAATTTAAATCATCTTTAAATACTCCTAACATTTTACTTGTTTGTGTCCAAGTATCGTGTTTTTTTACTCCGCGCATACACATACATAAATGCTGTGCTTTTAATGTTACTGCTACGCCTTTTGGGTTTAATTCATTTTGTAATCTTTCAGCTATTTGGGTAGTTATACGTTCTTGATTTTGAAAACGATTTGCATATAAATCAACTGTTCTTGCTAATTTTGATAATCCTACTATTTTTTTATTAGGTATATAAGCTACATTTGCAAAACCAAAAAAAGGTGCAGTGTGATGCTCACATAAAGAATAAAAAGGAATATTAGTTTGAATAATCATTTCATCCGTACCCTCAGCATCAAAACTTGTAAAGTTAAATTCATTAGGTTCTAAAAATTCACGCATAAACTTTATATACCTTTTCGGTGTTTCAATTAGACCCTCCCTTGACGTGTTTTCTCCAAGATGTTTTAATATTTGTTGAAAATGCCATTCAGGACTATTTACAATATATTCCATAATTTATGATTTTGAATTGATAATTTCCATTGTGGATTTTTTATACATAAATCAATACAATGTTTTAAATTTTCGGTATTAATAGTAAAACCGTCAGAATGAGGACTTACCCAATAATGTAATGCTTTTATTTTTGGTTGTGGTATATCTTGCCCTTTATGTCTAACATATCTTAATTCTGTTACTCCTTTTGGAAAGTTTTTTGAAATAATATGTTCTGCAACTTTTGGAGAAACACAAATAAAATCTATATTTTCAATAATAGGATGCAACCCGCTCGTTTCTATTGCTTGAAAATATCCTTTATTTTTAAAATAAAAAGATATTTCATTTGTTAATTGGTCTAACGGTTCACCGCCAGTCCATGTTATCTCTTTACATCCATTTGCGTTTTCTAATATCCATTTTTCAATATATTCAATGCTCATTTCTTTTCCACTTTCAAATTCTGTATCACATTTTATGCCCATTGCAAAACAAGCATTTTTTGCTTTACAACCTTGCAATCTTATAAATATTGTTGGCGTTCCTATTCTTGCTCCTTCGCCTTGAAGTGAGTAAAAAATTTCACTAATTCTTAATTTCATATATTCCACTATTTTTTTTATTTTCAAAACATTCAACTTTTAAAACCTTTACTCTTCCTCCTTCTGTTTTTTCAAATACATTTGTAAACTTATCAAATACTAATTTTGCCATACTTTCCGCTCCGATACTATCAACTAAAATTACTTTTGCTAAATTATAACTTTCTAAATCTTTAAATAAATCTGCAAAAGGGTCATCTTTTTCAATTAACAAAGTATGGTCAAACATTTCATTTAACCAATCTTTTAATCCATTGTGAGAAAATAAACCAAAATCAACTATCCAATTCATTTCATCTAAATTATCAGCTGTAAACCAAATTTTAAATTCAATTGCATATCCGTGCAATAATTTACAATGACTATGCTGTGCTTTGTGTTGTCTTATTGCTATTGAATAGTTGTCGAATATTTTTGTACTTATATATTTTAAATCCATCCTTTTGATTTTGCTTCGTAAAATCCTTTTATTCTTAATTCAGTTGCAGGATTATTGTTGACTCCCATTCCCCACTCATTCATAGTAGTATTACCATTGTAATCCGTTAAAGTATCATTTATAATAATATCTAAACAATTTAAATCTTTTGCTAATTTCCACGTTTCTGCTTTATCTAAATACATCAAAGGTGTATGAATTCTAAAATCACCATTACCATAGGCAAGCGATAAAACATTTTGCATTGCATCAATGCTCGTTTTTCTACAATCGGGATAGCCTGAGTAATCTGTCTGACAAACTCCTGTGACAATATCGTTAATACCTAATTCACTTGCATAACTTCCAGCTATTGAAAGAAAAAGAATATTACGCCCGCTTGTAAAAGATGCTGGCAAATCTTTGTTTATATGGCTTTTTTGATTATGGTCTGTTTTTTCTATTAAACTTGACTTTGCTAAAAGATTTTTAACATCGAATATTTTATAATATACTCCAATGTCTGATGCTATTTTTTTAGCTTGTTCTAATTCTTTAACGTGCATTTGACCATAATCAAAACCAATTGCACAAACTTCGCCAAATTGTTTTTTTGCCCAATATAAACAAGTTGTTGAGTCTTGACCTCCTGATAATAAAATTACTGCTTTCATATTTTTATAAATTTGTTTTTGCATACTTTGAAAATTTAACCCACTCTGTAAAATTGTGTATTGCTACCTCGTTTGTTTTTACTCTTTGTCCTATTTGTTTATTTTGCTTGTGCATTGTTTTGCCATCAAATAAATATACTGCTCCAAATTTATTTCCTGATAGCCAACTTGTACTATCCACCGAATAAAATTTATATTTTACCATTCCTTTTAAATTCGTAAATCCTAATCCGTGAACCTTTGTATTGTTTTCTCTTGCTATTTTTAGTAAAGGTAAAAATACATCGTATTCACTTCTTTTTATTTCTTGGGTTACTATTCCTCCAATTGCAACATAATCATAATCTTTGCATATTTTTTTCCAATATTCTAAACCCCTACTTTTGTGCCAAACTGGAATACATTTACGCTCCGCTATTTTTTCTAATAAACCACGTAACCGCTCAACTTCTTCTATTCCAACGATTGAGTCAATATCAAGTTCAAAAAATAATTTAATATCGTGTTCCTTTACAAATTTTCCATAATTAATTACATATTGCTCCCAATTAATATTTTGACCTTTTAAAGAAGTCATAAAAGTAAAAGCTCCACTATCTAATAAAAATCCTTTAAACTCTTTAAATAAAGAGAACATCCATTCTTGTTTTATTATATAATGGTAACTTTCGAGAATATATAAATCTTTAAGAAATAAATCAAATCTTTGTTTACGATAACCATCATTTCCAGCCAAAAATAATTTCATATCTTGTTTATAATGTTTTTTTAATCGTCCACCGTTACCTAATTCTGTTCCTAAACTTGCTAAGTATAAATTCATACTTTCTTTTAGTTGTTTTTTTAAATTACCAGCTTCAAATAATCCAGCAATATAAATATTCAAAGTCCCAATAATTTAAAAACAATTTGCTCTTTACTTCCTGAATGCAATTTTAATGCTTCGTTTACAAGTTCAAAATCTTCATCTGAATACTCCAAAACTATTTTATTTTTTTGCTCTTTCTGTTCGTTATCTTGTTCAAAAAAACTATCCAAGTCAATGTTGCCTGAATCGTAAACTATATCCTCAATCTTCACATTCAACTCCTCTATATTCACGCTTATCTGTTTAATCTTCACCCATTCATTTAGCGCTGGTAGGTCTATTGGATTTACTTTGACATTAAAACTCATTAATGTATCAATTGCTATTTCAAAGTCATTTTTTACATCAATTAAATAATAGCTAAACTCATTTGGAACTTTATAACCATCATTTATTAATTCATTAATAAGGTCATGCCTAAGGTGTCCATCAATAATATATAACTTATCATCAATCTTACACATTGCAAAAGGTTGTACAAAACCTCTACTTATGATACTTTTTTTAGTTATATCTGAATACATTGGAATTTTTAAATTAATTGGCTGTAATTCATTAAAGTCAATTAATTTTGCCTTATACCCACTATCTACATTGTTTTTAATTTCCATAAACTAATGTTGTTTCTGTTTTTACTATTCGATTCTCAATCATTTTCTTTTAAATAAATATAAATCATTTTTTCAATTGACACATCAATATACTGCTCTCCTTTATCCCTAAACCATAAAAAGAAATTCATTAATTCCTCTTTTTTACTTTCTAATTCTCTACATGGCGCCATATTTTACCCGATTTT